TGAGCGTGTCGATCGTTGCCTCGGGGAGGCTCGCCAGCCGGGCAATCAGCGGGATCAGCGAGCCCAGATCGAACTCGACGCCACCCGCGGTAACCGTCAGCTTGACCCCGCGCAGATCGGCGAACCGGGGCTCACGCAGGCTGAGTGCTACCACCGGCTCGCCGAAGGCGATGACCGGCGTGCTGAGCGGGATGCGGATCGGATCACTCATCGCTACCGCTGAGGCGTGCGGTCAGCTTTTCCGAGGCGCGAAATTTCACACGCCGGCGCTCCGGTACATCGACGATACGGCCGGCCGGGGTGCGCGCCTGATGGGCCGCTGCGGTGCGGGTGATCAGCGTGCCGAGACCGGGGATTTTTACCTCGCCGCCGGCGGCCAACACCGAGGCCGCCTCGCTGCGAAACGCCTTCAGGACAGCCTCGCAGACGGTCTCGGGCAGTTCTGCTGTCCGCGCGCAGGCGGCAATCAACTCTGCGTAAGTCATCGCACGATCCTTCCCTGGCGGCCCGTCCACTGGGCCGCGACTGTTCCATCGGTGGTCGAAAATTCGCCTTCGCCGGAGAACCAGGCGCCCTCAAGGACGAACTGGACGCCGGTTGCGAGGTCGATCTGAACGGTCTGGTCATCGCCGTAAATCAGGGCGTCGATATCCTCGACCGCGAGAAAGTAGACATCGCCCTCGATCATCGCCGTGCCCGGCTCTTCGAGGTAGCCGACCGGCCCGGCCGGCCCGAGCGCGGCCTCGCGCACCGGCTGGCCCAGGCGAAAGGTAAACTCGCCGGGGGCGTCGATCACCTTGCCGCCGACCCGGATTGCGACGCGGCCGCCAATGCGGCGTGTAGTCATGTCTCAAGCCTCCTAGAGCCGGAATTGCAGTTTGATCGCAATGATGTAGAGCGGATTCACCAGGTCCGGCGGGGTCAGGATGTTCACCCGGGTCGGCTCGGCCGCGTCGCGCTCGACAAGCGTGCCTTCCAGCGCCGTGGTGACGTTTTCGAGCAGGCCCGCCTGCTCAAGGGCCATGTAGCAGGCGGCCACCGTTCCCTTGATCGAGCTGGGGGTCGAGACGTTCTGGCCGGCGGCAAAGCGCGTCCCGTCATCGGCGATCTTGTGGCGCGAGTGGTTGCGGGCGACGTAAATCTTTAGCTCGTAGCGGATGCGGGCTGCGGTTTTGGGCGTCGTCACGTCCAGCCAGGCCGGATCGGCCGCGCCGGACGCGTTCAGCTGGTAGTTGGTCGTCACCCGCTCCAGCGTGACTGTGCCGGCCGCATCCGCCACCCAGGTCGCGAGGCCATCGAACAGGGCCGAGTTGCGCTCGGTCGCGGTAAAGCGATCGGCGATTGCCGGCGCCAGGATGCCGGGCAACGCAACATCCGTCATCGGCCGCGCCGGGTCGGCGCCCAGGTCGCGAGCGCACAGGATGCCGTAGGCGGCGGCCCACTCCTCGGCCGGGGTGGGTGATGCCTTGAAGGCCAGCGTCGAGACGAACTGCGAATTTCGGCTGTTGGCCCAGGTGATGGCGTTGGCAAGCGTGGCCGAGAGTGCGGTCCATGCGTGGCAGGGCAGATCGGTCATCGCCTGCCAGCGGGTGCTCAGCTCCGTTTCGAGCGCCGTCATGTTCGCCGAGTCGGTCCAAGGCGTAATGACGTCCGTCCACCATTCGGCCGACATCGCCGCGATCGCGCCGGCGATGTCCGGATTGCCGGTGCCGCCGGACATGGCGGCGATGGCAACCGTCATGCCGGGCGGGGTCGCTTCGCCCGCCCAATAGTTGGCGCGGACGTCGATGGTGTTGCCGTTTTCGCCCTTGTGGCGGGCGGTCAAGGTCACCACGCCCAGTGCGGCGGTCGCGGTCACCGGCATGGTCTCGGCGGCGGTGATGGCGGCGGCAATCGCGGTTGCCGTGGTGGCGACGGCCTCCGCTGCCGCGACGGCGACCCGGATGCGACGGCCGCCGATCATCAGCGACAGCGTGCCGGCTTGCGTCGGCGTGCCGCCGATGGTGATGGTGCCGGTCGCCTGGACGCCGCCGGTGAGGTCGGCTAGCGGGATGGCGTAGGTGGGGGTCCAGGGATCGGCCCGCTTCAGGGCCTCGAACATGCGGGTAAGTTGGCTGTGCTGGCCGAACAGGCCGACGGCCTGGGCGGCATCGAACACCTGCACCGGGACTGCGGCCGTCGCCGAGCCGGTCGAAAGCTTTTGCCCCAGCACCAGCACCTTGACCGGATAGCCGGCCAGGCCGCGCACCGCGCCGGACGGGTCGACCTCGACGCGGACGCCGGGCACCCGCAGATTGGCCGGGATTTCGTTGAAGGTAATGGCCATTTAACGGCCCTTTCCGGGTTGTTTGTCCGGCTCGGGCCGAACCGTGATCACGACATCGCCATCGCCGAGCCGGCGGCGCCAGTAGCTGGTGGGCGGCACCAGCGCGCCGTCGTCGACCAGGTAGTGGCCCGGCAGCTCCGGCAGCGGCACCTTGAGGCCCAGCCGGGCCGGGCGGACAAACACGGGCTCGTCCATGCGTCTAGCTCTCCTCGATCGGCAGGCGGATATCGGCCTGCATGTCGGCGGCAGCGGCGGCGGCCGGCAGGGTCTCGGGCGCGGCCAGGGCGCCGGGGATATCCCAATCGACCCAGACCTCGGCGAGATCGGCCAGCGTCGCGTCCTCCGGCAGAGCCGCCACCAGGCACGAGGTTTCGATTTCGATCAGGTAGACGGAAAGATCCTTGCGCTGGGTGACGCTCGCGACCCGGACCAGCCGGAAAGGGTCGATGTCGAGCCCCAGCGTCTGGCCGACGATCAGCGCCGCCAAGTCATCGACGATCTGATAGCTGCCGCTGTGGTCGGTCGCGCCGGGCGGGTTGGCGCCTAAGCGTGCGGCGCCGGTGTTGCGGCGCTGCTGATGCGCCACCCACAGCTGAAAACGCGGATTGCGGCGGCTTGGCGCCTCATCGCCGCGCTCGCCGGCATAGACCACCCACACCGCCGGCAGGGTGCGGATCGCGCCATCGAGCGCCGCGCCATCGAGCGCGCCGGCATAGCTCTCGATCTGGCGCAGGGCGTAGCCGAGCGCGCCGGAGTCGGATACCCCGCGCAGCCGCTCCAGAATGGCGTTTTCAAGGGTGCCGATCATGCGAACGCGCCTTCCAGCCAGTCGATGACGGCGGCCTCGATGTCCTCGGCATCGTCATCATCGATGCCCAGATAGGGCCGGGCCGGCATGTCGATGGTGCCCAACTGGTGGACGGCGGCGTAGTCAGACGCTGCCCCGCCGGCGCCCCAGCGGACGTGATCGTCGGCGGCCGCGTAGGTAAGCGAGCCGCGCAGGTAACCGTCGAAGGTGAGGATGGATGTCTTGCGCTTGGCTTGCTTGCGGCGGGCGGTTCCTAGTGCCACGGGAGCCCACGGCCGGCCGTCCGGCCCGCGCTCAGCCTCAAAGCGCAGCGTGGTGTGATCGCGCAAGATGCGGCCGATTTCGGCCCATAGCGGGCGGGCGTGCTCGATCCGGCTGCCGGCGTTGGCAAGGGCGGCGCGGGCGCGCGCCAACTGCGCGGCGTCGAGGGTGACCGTCAGCAGGCCGGGGGGGCTCATGGCCGCCCCTCGTCAGGGCACGCCAGAAGGCCGCTGGTGCGCGCCGTGCCGTTCTGGGTGTGATTGCCGCACCCGCCTTGGCGATCGCGCCAGATTGTTAAAATTGGAAGCCTGCGGGGCATCGTCAGTAGCCGGTCAAGCTGTCGCGCGTCCAGCGCGGTTCCGGGCCACCGACCTTGGCGGCGCCGGTGAGCACCGTGCCGGTGCCGCCGGAGCCGTCATCGGCCACCAGGGCGACGGCGCCAGTGGCGAGATCCCTCAGCCAGGCGCGCTCGCGGGCGGCCTCGTCGGCGACCACCTCCGACATCCGGTCCTTGTGCAGGCCGTGCCGGGCGAGGATGGCGGAACAGGTCTTGAGCCGGGCAACGGTAAAACTGAGCGGCAGCGTGTAGCCGGCGGCGGCGAGGTAGGAGTCGATTTCGGCATCCGCCGCGGTGATCGCGGCCGTCACCACGGCGCCATCGATGGTGCCGGTCGGCGGGTCGGCGCGGTCGGTGAGCTGGATCAGCTCGGCTGCGCCGTAGCGGGTCGTGAGATCAGCCTCGGTGCAGTATGCCATGGCTCATCCGCCGGTTGGTAGGGGGCGGCCGGGCGGTGTCGGCAGCACCACCCGGCCAGGGCGGGTCAGCCCGCCCGCGTATTGGTTGGTTGTGTCTCCGTGGTCGAGCTGACACTCTGGCCCGGCTGCTCCAGCAGCTTCAGTGTCCCGCAGGCGCTCAAATAGGCCGCCTGCGCGTCGGTGAACATCGCGCCCGGCACGGTATCGCCGGGGATGCACGGCTGGCCGTCATGCAGGAGCCTGGCCTGCACCACGTACTGTGGCGAAGCCGGTTGCGCGTCCACCTCTGGGAGTTTGCGCCCAGCCATCAGGCGACCGCGTCTTGCACGAAGTAACCGGCCATGTTGGCTACGATCAGCTCCTTCACCTCCTCGCCGACGCGGACCCGCATCGAGCCGCGCGAGCCGGTCTTGGGCTCGGGCATCTGGCCGCCGAAGCGGGAGCCAAACTCCGCGGTGAAGCCAAAGGTGATGTCGCCGGACGTGTCCGCATTGCGGTTGCGGTAGATCAGCGCAGCGTGCTTCCCCCAGACGCGGGCGAGTGTCGCCGTCTGCCCCTTTTTCGCGGTATTCACCCGTGCCACGCCGACCAGGATCTCCTCGATCTCCAGGATATCTGCGAGCGCGGCGCGGGCAACGATCCCCGCGCTCACCGCCTGGCCGCCGACAGCCTGAACGATCTTCGGGTGCGCCCGCAGCTTGGTCCACACTTCTTGGCTCAACACGAGCACATTCGGGCGCATGAGCGCCGCATCCATGCCGGTAAGAAGGTCGGTGACCGGGTTGGAGTTGGTGTAATCAGACCACTGCGAGGTCCCGGAAAGCTGCGTCTTGTAGCCGCTTGGGTAGCTGCCGGCGGCAAAAACCAGGTTCGCCACCCGTTGCTCGCGGCTGAGCGCGACGTACTCGGTGAGGGTCATCGTCGCCCGGTCGACCGGGGAGCGCCGGCCGCCGGCAGTGGCAATCTGCACGTCGCGGATCGGCACCACCTCGTCTAGCGCAAATTCCTCGGTTTGGGATGTGACCTCGGTCTCCGTCAGGTCGATCTCGTTGGGAACCGACTTGCGGCCGACCCGGCTGTCCGGTGCCGCGAACGTCTCGGCAACAGCGAAGGACTGGTACTTGAAGACAGGGCTCTCCACATCGACCCGCGGCAGCACATCGTCGGCGATGTAAAGCGAATTCCTGTAGGCAAGCGCAATGCCGGTCAGAACCGGATCGACGGGGAATGGGGCGACGTTATCGGTCATCGATCAGGCTCCCTGAATCTGGTGGGGCATCAGCAGCACCGGGAAAATATCCCCGGAAGAGGCAGCCACCATGGCGATGCCGGCGACTCGGTTGTTGACGCCGGCGGCCGGCGAGGCGGCGACAGCCTTGCCGTTCGAGTCGGCGGTGACCAGCGCGCCGCGGCTGATGGTGCCGCCGCTCTCGACGTCGGCGATGCCCATCACGTGCACATCGCACCGGCCCCCGGATTCAGCGTCCAGCTCAGCGACGGCGCCGATGATCAGATCCGTGGCGGCTGCGGCCTGCACGACGGTCGCATCGGCTGAAAACTTGACCAGCCGCCGCTTGGTGACGGCGCCGCCGGTCGTGAAATTCTTGGTCAGGATTGGATTCATCGCGCGGCCTCCTTCGCCGCCTGGCGGACAGCGTCCGCAACGTGAAGGTGCCTGCCCTTGGCGGTTGCCTCGGCAGCGATCTCCCGGCCGCGCTCGGCCAGGGACTGTGCGGTCAGCGGCCCGCCCGGCTCGCCGCCGCCCGGCGTCAGCTCGCGAAATTCGACGCGCACCGGCTGGCGCGCCAGCCAGGCCTCGAACCAGGCGCGCGCGGAGGCGCCTGCGCTCCCGCCGGTCTCGGCGAACGCGGCGACTTCCGCCGTACCATCCAGCGCGGCGGTGAACTGGGCCAGTGCCGCGGCATCGGCTGGCAGGACCCGGCCGGCCTTGACGTGGCTCTCGATGACGGCGGTTGCGCGGGCCAGCTCGCGCTCGGCGGCGAAGGCGGCCCGTTCGGCGGCCAGGGCAGCGGCGTCGGCCGCCAGCTTGGCGCGGGCGATGATCAACTCACGCTGCGCCTCATCCCGGTCGATCGGCGTGTCGGCGGGTTCGGTCGGCAGCGCGGCAGTGTCTGTGTCCGCCATCGGCGGCACCTCCTCAAGTCGGGTCTGGGTGGGTTCGGAAAGGGCCAGTGTGACGGTCACCGCGTCGGAGGCGTCGCCGTGCAGCGCGGCCGCGCGCAGGCCTTTGACGGCCGGTGGCTGGGCGCCCAAAAAGCCGACGTGGCGCAGGTACCACGTGCCGGGCTTCGGGTTGGCGGGGGCGTCGGGCAGGTAAAAGGCGGCGGAAACGCGGCGGTAACGGCCGGCCGCCACCAGGGCGGCAAAATCGGGATCGACCAGATGCGGCTCGGCATCGAGCACGCCATCGGTTGCGGTGAGCCGCGCCACCCAGCCGTAGGCAGGCGCATCGTCGGCGGGGTGGCCCACGACCAGCGGCGCCTCGGATGCGTCCGGGTCGTAGGCAGCGGCCATGGCTGCTACATCGCCCTCACTCCAGCTGCGGGTGATGCCGGCTGCGTCCGTCCAGGTCCCAGCGCGGAAAATCTGCATGCCAGCGCCGGTAGCACGGCGAAACCGCGGCCGGAAGCTCAAGCGGTTGGGCTGCGCGGCGCGGTGGCGGCTGTGGGGCAGCCGGTGGCGTCGAGAATTGCCTTGGCGGCGGCCAGGCGCCGCTCGGCTGCAGCCAGCAGCGGCCGCAGATCGGCAGCGATGCCGGCCGGGATCGGCGTGGTGCCGGCGCACCAGCGCCGCACCGTGCGATACTGGACGCCGAGATCGGCCCCCAGCAGCGACCGCCAGCGAGGCCCGTACAGGACCTCGCCGACAGCAGCAAGATCAGCGGGGGTCATCAGATGATCTCAATATAGCGCCAGCCCACCCCGCCGTCGCGGCCCCACACCACCAAGTCGCCATCCGCCGTGGCGCCGATGTAATCTGGCCCTTGCTGGACCACTTCAGCCTCTCGGGCTTCGGGCGCCGGCGTCACGTCGACCAATTCAAGGGCGAAAGAAAGGGCTTGCCACTCATCGCCGTCCTTGCAGCCTTTTTCCGCGGCCGCTTCCCACGCCACAACCAGACTGGCCAGCATCTCGGTGGTGATCATCTCCGGGCCTCCTTGCCCTGTCAGGCGCCGGCCTCATGCCCGCGCTCATCCAATGTCATAATATTATGACATTCGGCGGCGGGATGCAAGCGGAAAAATGCCCGTGGGCAAGAAATTTTTGCGAGCGGCCGGCCGCGACCAGCACGGCGAAACCGCGGCCGGAAGCTCAAGCGGTTGGGCTTCGCGGCGCGGTGGCGGCCGGGAGGGCAGCCGGTGGCGTCGAGGATTGCCTTCGCCGCGGCTAGGCGGCGCTCGGCGGCAGCGCCGCTTCCAGTTCGGCGATGCGTGAACGCGCCTGGGCGAGCGCGTCGGCTACGTCCTCGTCGCCCCCGGGCAACGTCTCCAGCTCCTCGATGAACTGCTGCCACTTAGCAAGGTCTGCATAGGGGCTGGGGGGGTCGATAATGGCGGTCATTGGGGCTCCTCCGGCAGCCATTTTTTCACCGAGGCCATCGCCACACGCTCGCCGTGCGCGACTGCCAGATCGAACGCTTGCTTGTGCACCCGCTCCGCCCATTCCCGCAGGGGCGCGCTTGGCTCGGCCCTGTAATCGATCGCGCCCACCCGCGACAGGACAACGCAAATGGCATAGGCCAGTAGCTCGCCCAGGACGTCATGGGGAACGCGGAACCCATCTCTTTCCGCGACCTGGGCGCCGTGGTTGACGCCCACCCGGGCGCTGTCGACGAGCCGCTCCATCGCCGGCTTGAAGCGGGGAATTGCCCTGGCGTCGTGTGTGCTGCCGTCGTGCCCGACGGCTACCACCCTAGAAATTCCCGGCTTGCGCCCCAGCATCTTGAGATCCGGGCCCGAAAGCGCGGAATTGTCTGGATGGTTGTGGACGATGACCACCCTGCGGTCAGGCGCGGAGACTGGCCCCTCCAGATCAGCCGGCAGGACAACAGCCATCGCGCGCCCGCTGCTCACTCTCGACAGCACCTCACCGGTCGCTTCATCGTAGGCAAACAGATGCTCGAATCCATCGCTCTTGCCGCGCTCTGTGACGTAGCCGACCGCATGTTGATGCACAGCCCCCGGTGTTGCCCTCGCGCGCTGCGGCGGCGGCGATGGCGGCGGGGCGGCAGGACCACGAGCCGGCCCCGCCTGCGCGCCCGGATTGTAGGCGAATCCGGGGTGGATGCCGGCGGGTGTCATCACCAGGCCGCGGCCCTTGACCTGCACGGGGCGCCAGTCGATCGCCGGCGCGGCCGTGCTCACCTGCCAGCCGCGGCGTTCGATGTCGCGGCCCGAGACCTGGACCGCCTGGCAGCGGCAGTACCAGCCGTTCGGCGGGTAGTGCGTCTGCCACCAGGGGTGGTCGATGGGCAGGATGGTGCCGTGCCAGGTGCGGTGCTCGGGCCGGGTCGCGCCGTCGAGCACGGCTGTGTAGCGCAGGAACGGCCGACGGGCCGCACCGTCCTGCTGCTGGCGCCAGCGACCGATGGCGTGGCTGGTGCGAATGTTGGTGTCGTAAATCACGCGCGCCCGCCAGCGCCGGCCCTTCGCGGTGCCCTCGCCGGTCCAGCCGCGCCAGGAGTGGCGAGTGACAATGGCCTCGAAGGTGGCCCGCCAGTCGCGGACGCTGGTGCCGGCTTCGAGCGCCTTGACGATCTCGTCGCGGAAATCTGCCACCAGGTCATCGGCCAGCGCGCCGGCGACGGCAAAGGCGCGGGCGTGCTCACCCTTCCACAGGTCGGTCCAGCGCGCGGTCGGCACCGCCAGCTTGGCGCGCAAGGCATCAATGGCCTCGCGGAACGGGAGCGGCGGCAGCTCGGGCGCGGCCATCGCTACAACTGCCGCGCGACGACGCGGATCGAGCGCTCCCAAACGATCGGGTCGCCGACGCCCGCGGGATTGGCGAGCTGCAGGCGGAACACGACGAGGTAACTGCCGGCGGCGACCGCGCCGGTGATCCAGGCCCGCGTGATCGCGCCTGAGCGCGCCGAATGGACGACCGAGAGCGGCGCCGGTGCGGTCACCGTAAAGCCGGTGATGTCGGCCGCGGTGCGCTCCTGGGCGGTCAGGCGCGGCGCCCAGTCGAGCCCGATCAGCTCGGTATCGGCCGGGTCGATCTGGACCGTGGCGATCGCGTCCCGGTGGGTGGTCATTAGGCGGCCGTGTCGCCGGTCACGCCGACCAGCACGCTGTCGCTATCGTAGGCGGCGGCGCCAGCGGAGATGATCCGCTTAAGCCAGATCGCCTTGTGCTCGCCGGCCGGGATGTCGCCGATCGAGAGCGCGTTGCCCTCGCCGGCGGCGGACGAGAACGACACGCCCGACGGCGCCGTGCCCTCGGCGCCGACGGTCTGCTCGATGCCGTTCACCGCACTGGTGCCAAGCCCGATCTCGACCGAGGAGCCGGCCGCCGGCGTGTTGGTCGTGATCCAGACCTTAGCCGTCTGGTAGGTGAGGGTGCCGTGGCTGTTGCGCAGGTAGATACAGCGGTATTCGGTGTCACCGGCGGCTGACTCGGCGCCGGAAACGGAGTCAAAGATGTTGCCGACGGTCGCATCCGTGATCGCGGTGGTGCTGATGGCGCCGCCCAGCGCGGCATTGGGATCGGTGTTGCCGCTGCCGCCGGAGAGGCGGAAGACGATATCGCTCGCGGTAATGGCCATGACTTCAGTCTCCTAGGTGATGACGGCGAAGATTCGCCGCGGCCCCGGCACCCGGAACAGGCGCCCTTCTCGATCGATCGTGTCCCCTAGCGCCCAGAGCAAGAGCAATTGGTCGGCGACCGCGCGGCGGATGTGCCAGCGGGCGTCGAGCGAGTCCGTGACCGGGCTGCGGATATCCCAGCGCAGATCGAGCGCGTCGGTAACGGCCTCGACTACCGAAAGGATATCCCAGCGGGCATCAAGCGAGTCCGCGACCGCCTGGCGGATGTGCCAGCGCAGGTCGAGCGCGTCCGAAACGGTCGTCAGCGCCGAGAGGATATCCCAGCGCGCATAGAGGGTGTCCGCGACCGCCTGGCGGACGGCCCAGCGCGCATCGAGGGTGTCCGCGACCGCCTGGCGGATGGGCCAGCGCGCATCGAGGGCGTCCGCGACCGCCTGGCGGATGGGCCAGCGCGCATCGAGGGCGTCCGCGACCGCCTGGCGGATATCCCACTGCGCGTCGAGCGTGTCCGCGACCGCCTGGCGGATGGCCCAGCGGGCATCGAGGGCGTCCGCGACCGCTTCGCGCAGGTGCCAGCGCGCATCGAGCGTGTCTGTAACCGCTGTCAGCGACCCCGACGCATAGTAGAACGCGCCTATGTCCCATGCTGAGCGCGTTGCGCCGGTGATGTCGGTCTGGGGGACATTGTTGTCATTGGTGTAGCTTTGCCCGGCGCCATCGAGCGCGCCGGTGCCGTCAGTTTTCGGCCGCAGATCCCCGTTCGCCACGTTCTCGACATGGCTGGTCCATGTCGAGCCCTTAATCGAGATGCCGCCTGCGCTGTCGGCCGAAGCGCAGTTCGGCCCGGCATTGTACGACCTGTAGATGGTCGGCGTTCCCGAGCCGGAATACGATGTGATGCCGTTTGCGTTGTCTGTAATGCAAACGTTGTTGACGAAATGATAGGTCGCTCCGGTTGTCAGGCCGTAAGTAAAAACTCTTCTTGTGTTCGACGTCACGCGGTTATTACACGCTGTATTGTTGTACACATAAGCAACGCCGCCACTTGATAGACTTAACACTACCGCTTCGCTGCCCCACGAGGCAAGAATGTTATTCAGCAAAAAGCAATTCGTGCCGGTAGTCTGATAGATAGCTATAAACGCGGATGACGCGTGCTTAAAGCGGCAATTTTTCACCGTCTGATTGCTGCGATTCATCCTGAGCGCCGAGTACGACCCGGATGTTACTTGGCTATCTACCTGCAGGCCGTCCACAACGACGGTGCCGGTGCCGCTGGAATTGTTAAGGTACAGCGCATGGGCGCTGCCGGAGATCTCCAGCCGGTAATGGCTGGAACTCCAGTCAGTATTGCCGGTGTATTTGCCCGCGCTGTCGCCGCTGTTGGCTTTGATTTGCAGCTCGCCGTTGATCGTCCAGCCCGCCTGTTCGACGGCTGTTGTGTCTGCGGTCGTGCCGCAACAGAGGATCTGGTAGACGTCGCCGCTGTTGACCGTGCCCTGGCAAGCTGCTTCGGCTTCGCTCAAGGACGCATAGGCGCGATCGGTGCCGCTGGTGGCGTTGGTGGTGCCGTTGCCGCCAGAAGTTGATGCGGTGTTAACGTAGCGCGTCGTGGTCGCCACTTACTCCACCCGTCACTGTCGCGCGATCGACCAGGCCGTCAAGCGCGGCGAGCGCTGCCAGTTGCGTCACGCGGGTGACACCATACCCGGCAAAGGCGCGCCGGAAATGGTAGGTCACCGTGTGCGGACTGATGCCCAAAATGTCCGCAATCTCGTCGCTGCGCTTCCCCTGGCACAACAAGCGCACGATTTCGAGTGTTCGCGGCGGGAGGATGGCAGCACGCGATCTGCTCATGCGATATCCCCGTCCGCGATCGCGCCACCGGTGCGCACGCGGATCAGGTAGTTTTTCACCTGCGTCCAGGTGAAGTTGACCCACCTTTGGCTCAGCACCGTGTTCCTGATGCTGGTGGGCAGCGAGGCCGGCGGAATGCGCCATCGCCGTTTCCCTAGCGGCTGTCCGCCGTCGGTCTCGCTCTCGCCCGGAGCGCACAGCACATCGCGCGCGCGGCGGAGGATCTCTTGCGGAACGTCCGTTACGACCACCCACGCCATATCCGGATGCGCCGGCGGCACGGGCACGCCGCCTTGCATGAGATCCGGGTTGGCGGTGTCCCAGGGTTCGACCGCGATGATATCGCCCGCTTTCACTCGCGCCGATTGCTGGCCGTCGTCAACGGCGTGCGTGCGATTGTGGATTGCGACGAGGAGCCCGATGTTCATCGGGTCGCCGCCTCAGCCGATCCGCCGGGTCGCGCGCACGCGGCCGAAGATCGCGCCGATCCCGCCGGCAATGGTGACGATATCCGTCACCAGGCGGCCGACGTCGATCGCCGGCCGGTCAATCTCGGTGCCGTGGCTCAACGCCATCTGCAGCGCGAAGGTGATCAGATCGACCACGGCCGGGCCGATGTCCGCCGTCCCGCCCGCGACCGCGAGGCCGCCGCCGATCACGCCCAGAGACCGATACCAGGGCTTGGTTTCAGTCAGTGTCATTGTCGTCCTCCGTGGCCGCCGCTGCCGGGCGTGCCGGTGGCGCTGGCTGCTCATCATCATCATCCCCGCCCAGATCGAGCGGCCTGAAGCTGTCCACCCGCTGGTAGACGTCGCCATCGACCAAAAAGCGGTCTTCGCGCATCACTCACCCCTCAGGCCGACGAATTCGGCCACAACTGTGTTACCTTCGACCTTGCTGACCTTTAGGACCGCATTCCGCGGCAAAAGTACCTCGTTCTCGTGAAAATTCTTGACGCGGTCGGCGTACAGCGCCGGCGCCCCCTTGGGCACGCGGATTTCGATGATCGCTGAGTCGCCACGGCCGCCGAAATTGCGGGCCACCCGCGGGTTGAGCGACGTCGATGCGTAGGCCCCGTCCGCGATCGTCGCCCCGACCAGCGACTCCAGGTCGCCGCCAGCCACGTGCCGGCGCGAAAGACCGCGGTACACTACCAGGTCCGCCTTGGCCTTCGATGCCGCGATCGCCTGATCCAGGCGCTCTATGTGCTCTCGCACCGCGTCCGGCCTGCCGGCGCGCAGCGCGCTGTTGATGCGCGCATAGCCCTCCTCGCCCTTGTACCAACCGACGGCGCCGGCCTGCAGCGCCGACAACTTCGGGTGCGCGAAAAGCTTCTCCGCTGCCGCATCGATTTCCTTGGTTGTGACCCCGACCGCTGCCGCCGGCGCGGCTGCCGCCTTCCTTGCTGTCCACTGGCCGCCCTTTGTGCTTCCGGCCGGCACCCGCGGCTGCGACTCCCAACCCTCGACCCGTGTGTAGAAGCGCGCATCAATGCGATCCGCCGCCGCGGCCTCATCAATCACATCCGCACGGCCCTGCAGGTGGGCTTCTGCCATGGCGCCGGCGAGCGCGTCGGCGAGTGTGCTCAGGTCGAGGCCGGGCCGGGTCGCCAACAGCCGCTCGGTCACGTCCTCGACCGTCTCGGCGCCGTCGAGCGCGGCCAGGATATCGGCGATCAGCGCATCAATGGCCGGCCCGGTGGCCTTGAGCGCGCGCTCGACGATCGGGTCGACCGGATCATTGACGGGCTCCAGCGGGTCCGGTGTGGGCGGCTCGGCCAGCGCGGCGGCCGGCGCTGTTGCATCGGCGCCCGGATCTGTTGCGTCCGCCGCTGCCGGCTGCACCGGCTCATAGCCTTCGCCATAGACGCGGGCGATCCGCTCAGCATTCGGCCGGTAGCCGATCGCGGCGAGCTTTTCGTCGCGGGCAGCCGCGGACGTCAGATCCTCGTCGGGCTCCAGGCGGCGCCAGACCTGCGGCGGCTCGGCACCGGGGAAATTCCATTCCGTCAGCCAGGCGATCGGCCCGCGGTTCAAGCTGCCGCAGATCAGGTCGGCGTCGGCCAGCACGATGGCATCGGCCACGTCCTGATGCACCCGCGCCTGCGCCTCCGACGAGCCGGGATCGGTCGTCATCGTCTGGCTGAGGATAATTTTCGCAATCGCGCCATCCCAGTGGCGGACGAAGGCGGAAAAATCGCCGCCGGACGAGCGCGCGGCCTGCAAAAGATCAAGCTGCATGGTGTCGGGGATGATGACGGCGCGCTCCTGCGCCATCGCCAGCGCGGCATTCAGCAGCGTGTCCTGCTGCTCGACGGTCGCCCCCGGCGGGTACTTGCCGACCGGCGTCGGGGCGGCAAACTTCTCCAACCCGATCGCCCAGAATTGGACCGCGTGGTGTTTCAGCCACACCGGCCAATAGAGCTGCGCCGCGAGGCCGTTGCCGTAGGCGTCCTCCGCCGAGGCCCGATTGACGACATACCACCAGAACTTGCGCTCCGGCAGCGCGGCCGTCAGCGTGCCGGCCGGCGGCTGCCAGCGCAAGGCGCCGGCAGCATCGATGCGGAACCGGTGCGGGCGGCGGACCTTGACCGCGTTAAGGCTCACCTGGCCGCCGGAGACGGACCATATGCACTCCGCGACCGCATAGCCGGCCATCACGCCGTGCAGCATCTGGTCGGTCAGCGCGTCGAACTGCAGCCGGTCCAACGTCTCGCGGATGAAGTCGGCGGCGCGTTTGTCCGCTCGTCGCTCGGATGCGGGCTCAACCTCCCACGGTGCCGACACCTGGGCCAGCCGCCGCTGCTGCCAGCAGGCCGCTACTTGGTCATCCGATAGGACCCAGCGGTAAAGGCTCTGGCCATCGGCCGAGCGCGCCAGCAGCGGGTCCGGGTTGGTGAGCACGTCGCCAGTGTAGCCGGCGAGCCGGGTGCCGATGCCGCGGCCCGCGGAAGCCGCCTGCGGGTCGGTCAGCTCCTCGGTGACAGGCCGCCTAGCCGCCAAAATAGCCTCCCCAGTTCAGCCCGTGTGTGTTCCGGCCTTGTGAGCCGGTCAAACGGTCAATGCCCATCTCTGGCCCGCCGGCGCGCCCTGGCGCCGGCATGTACGGCAGCGCCTGTGGCTTGACCGCGGCACGCATGCCGCCGCCGCGGTATTCGATTGGGCATGCGCCGATGACGGAGCTGACGTAGGCCAAAGCGTGGGCGATCGCGGCATCGCCATGCCGGGCGCCGGTGTCATCCTGGCTGCGCTGCAGCGGCGCCTGGATGATGCCGTCGCGCCGCTCCAGCGCCCGGTGGTCCTCGTAAATCTGCGCATCGCGCGGCACCCTGAGCGCCGCATCCTCGAAGCCGGCGATAAAGCGCGGCATGTGGTCGCGGTACCAGGCGCGCCAGCCCTGATCGATGCCGACGCGGGCAAACCGGCCCATGCCGTAGCGCTGGGCGGTCTCTTCCGCCAGTGTCGAGCCGATGCCGGCCGCGTCGAGCGCGCCGCCGGTGAGCCGGGGCAAGCCGTCCAGGATCGCCCACAGGATCTGCCGCTGCTGCTCCCACGGCACCCGGCGCAGCTCGATGACGAACGGCGGCCGGCGCACCATGTCGCGGCCGACGCAGAGCGGCCAGATCACCGTCAGATCGGACTGGCGACCGAAATCGACGCCGACGAAATGCTGTCGCGCCGGATCGCACGCCACCAGCAGCGGCCGGATGCGGGACTGCAGCCAGTCCTCGGTTTCGGCGCGGCGGCGGTCTGAGGGGAGCCGCTGATAAGCGTCATCGCACGTCCAGCGGACGACCGGGATCACCTCCTGCCGGCTCTCGATCAGCCAGCCGGCTAGCGCCGTGCCTTCGGAGTCGGCGGGGATGCAGTCCAGCTCCTCGGCCGCCGCCGTGCCATACTGGGCGCGGATGCCGGCCTCCCAGGCCGCCTCCCCTGCCGCCGACCACTCAACGCCGCGGACCAGGCAGATCCGCCGGTAGAGGCCATCGGCCAGCGCGTCGGCGAAGGTCACCCGCTCGACGTGGTGCGGCGCGCGGCCGGCGCAGGCATCGTTTAAGAGCGCATTAAACGGGTTTTGCACGCCGTTGTGCGTCGAGATCACCAGCACCTTGCCGCCCCACATCAGCAGCGCCAGCGCCGCCTTCAAAAGCCCGGCCAGGTCGTTATGAAAGGCGGCCTCGTCGATGATGACCAGGCCCTGCTTGCCGCGAAGGTTGCGCGGGCGCGAGGACAGGGCCAACACCTCGAATCCGGACGCGAAATTGACGCGAAAGGTCTTGATGTCGCGGGTTTCGTCGGTGAGCAGCCGCTCCTCGACCGCGCCAGCGGCCGGCAGGAAGGCGCGCGCCCACATCGCGCAGGCGTCGATGAACTCGCGCGTCATCGCTTCATTGTAGCCGATATAAAGCGCGTCCATGCCACCGGCGGCGCGCGCGCTGCCGGCCGTCAGCACGGCCGCGGCGGCAATTGCCCAGGTCGCGCCGACCCGGCGGGATTTTTCAACGATCACAACGTCATGCGCGTCCAGCGCGCGGACGAGGCGCTGCTGATAGGGGAGCAGCACCGCCGGCAGCGCGCCGGCATCGGCCAGGACCGCCGGCAGCTCAGGCGTGCTCATGCCGCGACGCCTAAAATGGCGGCCTTGATCGCCTCGACCGTGCCGGCAGAAAGCCCCGCCATCGCCGGCGACGCTGCTGCGTCCGCAGCCGCCTGGGCGCGCGCTTCTGCCACCGCCAGCCCGCGCAGCCGCTCGGTGTAATCGACATCCGCACGCAGGGCCGAGCCTAGGTCCCTGACCGCGCGGGCGAGCTGTGCCTGTTCGCCGGGCGTCAGGCTCTCCGCGTCCGAGAGCGCCTGAAACATGCCGGCGCCGACCAGCTCTGCCAGGAACCGAGTCTGCCGGCTCTCGCCCGCCTGGCCGAGCCGGGCAATCAGCGCCTCCTGCAGTTGCCGCGATTGCGCCAGCCGCTCGCCCAACTTGTCAAGCATGGCGGTATGCCGGCCGAGCGCCGAGCGCGAAACCTGCACGTCCAGCTCGCGCAACTTAAGGATGATTTCGTCGATCGTCCGCCCGCCCTGGCGCAGGCGGCCGATCAACTCGCGCACCTCTTCCGGCAGGCGATCAATCGAGGAGGGCCGGGCCATGGCGCCGGGCCTGTCAGTAGCGGGGTGATGGCCGGGCGACGCCATCGACCGCGGCAGCACCGGACGCGACATCGGCGCCGGCCTGCGTCAAGGTCGCGACCAGTACCGGGCCGACCCTCTCGGCCGTGATCAGCCCCTGGCCGTGCAGCCAGTCGCACGCGGCCTGGATGTCGGCCCGCGACGAGCCGACGCCCAGCTGGCCGCAGGCGGCCTGCAAAATGGTGGTATTAGCGCGCAGCTCTGGGCTCTCTGAGAGAACCCGCAAGACCGTCAGGCGCCGCAGCGCGGTGTTAATTTCATTGAGCGCAGTCAAGACCGCCGCTCCGTCAGCAGCGCCGCCTCATGGCGGGACAATTGGCTATCGAGGCGGACCACCAGGTCCTTAAGGCCGCCGACGGCGGCATTCATCGCCCGCATCTCGCCTGCCAGGTCGCGCATCTGCAACGATACCGCGTGAACTGAGTCCACCGAAGGCGCGCGTTCGACCTTCGCCGCTACCGCCTC